TATTTACCCGAGAACAGCTTGCCGATCTGAGTCATCATCACCGTGTTTCTGACGTCGAGACGTTCCCCGTCGGTTGGAAACAGGATTCCGGCGTGTCCTTCAAACGCATGCTCTCTTTCCAGATCCTTTTGGGCCTGTGCCCGCTTCGAAAGTTTTGCCTTCGTGTGCTCGCCCGGAGCATCTTTCTTCAGCACGACCATCTGATGGCCACGGCTCGCGATATCCGACTCGCCCTCGATCCGTTTGCCGCCTTTCCCGCGACCGCGATGCTTGACCGATTTCGCCTTTCCTTCCTGACTCTCCGGCGTGTGGAACTCGAAGTTCCAACCGCTCTTCAAAACCGTGTCAGTCTGCGGACGACCGTGCAGCGTCATCACCGGTTTCGTAACCTTTGCCGGGTACTTTGCAAAGAGCGTGTCTTGCCTGACAAAGATGACGAGTCCCGCATCGTGGGCACGCTCCATAACGTGATCCCAATCGGTCTGCTCGTCCTGCATCATGGACCTGTGGGGTTCGAGCTGCAGCGGCTTTTCCGGTCCCTCAAATTTCAGACCATTACGCTCTGCAAGGGCCTTGATGATGCCGATGTCATCGGCCTTCGCTTTGTATCCCGCTTTCTTCTCGAGCTTCATCTTGAAACCCATGTCGAACGCCGTGAATGTCGTTGTTTTCTGCTCACGTTCAACGCTCGCTAACAACCCTTTGAAAAGCGGCTCACCAAGCTCTTCCCCATAGCCCATGTAGATCCGGACCGTCGACATTGGCACTGGCGAGTTACCGGCAAATGCGTCGATCAGCTTGTAGTTCGGATCGAAGAAGCCCCACGTCGCCTGTGACGTCTCGTTAGTTACGAGGTCGATCTCTACTTTTTCAAAGAGCCGTTTGTGTACCCACGAGTCATAGATCACCTGGCTTTGCCCGTCCGAGGCGGCGAATCCGGGCCGCTGGATCTCGACGATCGCGTGCGGGTTTGGTTTCGCTAAGCTCATGAACTCTCGTAGCTGCCCATTTCCAGCGGCCGTCTTGGTATCAGCAGCTGAGTGCCGGGCTCGATTTCACGGACGTCGGTCAGGCTGTTTCTCGCCGCGATCAGTCGCCATTGGCGCCAGTCCCCGTAATACCGATCGGCGATCAGGCTAAGCGTCTCGCCGGCGACAAAGACGTGGACCTGGAGTGCGGCATCCGCATCCGGATTCGGCGTCCCATATCGCTCGTAAGGAGATATCGATCTCATGCTCGTTAACCCGGATCAACATCTTCCGTATAAGTCGGCGTTCGAACGGTCGTGCCCTCGCCTTCAGGCTGCAGCTCGAGCAGCTGGATGCTGATCTTCGCCCGCGTACATTCACCCTCGGAATTGAACATCACCTCTTCAACACACAGCTCCTCGAGTACGCAGCGTTCTTTGTGATCGCCCCAGATCGCAAGCAACGCCGGCGGCGTCCCTTTGCCGTCGACCTCGTCCATGAGCGTTCGCAAGTCGTCGAGGTCCGTCTTGAGACTGCGATCGGTCATCGTATTGTCGAGATACAGTTCCTGGACGGAAATACGCTGCGGATCACGGTTGCCGTAAAACAATGGCTTCTTGCCGCCGGCGAGATCCTGCGGCTCCCAGTTCGCCCTGTCCTCGAGACGAGCTTCGGCCGGGAAGTACTGAAACGTGAACGAAATATTGCTCGTGAGATCGATGAGCTGAAACGTGCCGGCCATTACGCTCGCACCTCCGCTCTCTTGATAACCTTGGCCAGCTTTCGTTCGAAGATCCGGGAATGGTCCTCGAGCATCTGGGCGAACTCGGCCTTGGCTTTATCGTCCGCGCCGTGGATCACTACGCTCGGCGAGTAATTGACGGAGATCGTTGTCGGCCGGCCGGGACCTGCCGTTTGACGATCGGCGCTGCGAAGGCTCTCGACCTCGTTAGTAAGATCGCTCAGAAGGCCGTGACCGGGTTCTTTGTATGCGCGTTTCTTCGCCGGCGTGATCGTGTTGCCTGCATGCACATAGGCCCAGCCGTCGCGCTCGATAACACCGCCGACGGCGTTTGCTGGTCCACCGAATAGCGGGTTTTCTATGCCCGGAGGGGGCGGTGAACCAAACGGAACCGAAGGAGTTGCCGGGGGGCGCCAGCTGAGTAGCTGTTCGCTGACGCTTTGAAGGCCTCTGGCCACGCCGTCGGCGGAAACGAATATGTTATTAAGCGCGCCCGGTAGCTTACTCGCCGGCGGGTACATATCGGTAAAGCTCGTGATCATTTGGTCTACGGGCGGCTGGATGGTGGTCGGCAGCCCGGAGAAAAGCTCGGCGGTACCGGCCATCGGCTGCTGCAGCGAGGAGAGACTTTCAACAAAACTCTGCGACTGCTGCTGAAATAGAGCAGTGTTAGCCGTGTTTTGCTGCTGGGCTTTTGCCGCGACCTCAAGCGCTTGCAGCAGCGGCAGTGCTTTTTCGTAAACCTGTTCTTTTGGAAAAGCTTTCTGGGCCGACTGCTCCAGCAAAGATGCCTGGTCCTTGGGCAGGTTCTTGCGGATGTTAAATAGAAAACCGGCCATCGCCGACGGATCGCTGAGGGCACGGTTCTTGGCCATTACAGCCGCGGTCTGATCGACGCTAAATAACCCACTCGCCCCTGATGTGAATTGATTGCCTACACGCTGTTTGTTTCCTAGCCATCCTGGCGAGGAGCGGTTACCCCAGAGATCTTCCCACGAGCCTAGACCCGTCATCTTGCCGAATCTGTCAATCCCTTCGGCATAAATGTTGTCCGGTACTAGGTTTCGCCAGCCTAGCCGTTTCTGTAGTGACGGGCCGCCGTTGAGAGCCTCAGTCAGCTCATTTTGAAGTTGATTGAAATCGTCGAATATCTCCTTCCCGCGATTGATCGTCGCGGCCGTTTGCGTCTTGGCCTTTGGATCCCCCGGCCCCAACTTCCAGCCTCCGGAATAGTCTCGAAATTGTTGGTCCCGTGTGACCTGTGCCACTCTCGCCCTTTCCGCTCCTGCTTCGTAGTTCTCGATCGACTTCGCGATCATGGCTTCGAGTCCGACGATAGAGGCGATCTGTAGACCGACCCGGATGGTTTGGGACCCTCCGAGATTCGACAACGCTCCCTTGAGTCCGCCGACCTTCTTCTCAGCCGTAACTATTTGGCTCGTAAACCCAGCCACATTTCGCGTCGCGGTTGGTATTGCAGAATTGACCGCAGCCAAATTCGCGACCAGCCCTTCTCCACGCGAGAATTGCGACACGAGTTTGAACATCCGGACGCCCGTGATTAACATGCTCAGGCCGGAATAGGCGGTCATGGCCAGCGATCCCATAGCAAGGAACTCGACGGCGTACTTCAACAGATCAGGATGGTTCTTTGTAAATTGCTGGAGAGTGCCTGCGATCTCGTTAGCGCCCTTCGCCGCCAACGTAAGTCCCGGCAGCATTTGCTCGAATACCCCGACCTCGAGATTCGTCAGCGTGCCCTTAAGGGCTTCCATCTGGTTGTTAAAGGTCGTCGTCTTCATGGCGACTTTGTCTTCCATGTTGACGACCAACTGTTGTTGCTCCTTGAACTTTTTCCAGCCTTCGATGCCTTCGGACGTAAACACATTTGCGGCAGACATACCGCGAAGGCCAAATATATCCTCGAGTGATGACGAGCGATCTTTATCCGACAGCTTGTCGAATTGTTTCATCTGTTCGAAAACAGTATCGAAGCCGGCAAAGCTGCCTTTCTTATCAAAGAAATCGAGCTTGATGCCAGTGGTCTTTTCGAGGTCCTTAACCTTGTCGGCGTGCTTCTGGTACTCGCTGAAAAAGTCGGTAAGCATCGTACCGGCGATCGAGCCTTTCATGCCTTTCATGCCCATGAGCCCGAAGAGCTGCGACGTCTCCTCGGCCGACTTCAGACCGGTGATACCAAGAGACGCACCGGCGCGGCCTTGGAAGTATTTCGCCGCCTCAATCAGGTCCTCGGCTGTCTGACCGTGCGAGGTGAAGATCCTCGACATGACGTCAGCTGCAGGTTTGAATTCATCAGGCTTGAGCTTAAAGAGATTCCCGAACTCCGCACCGGCGGCAGCGATGTCCTTCGGCAACGCATTGTTAGCAATCGCTAGGTGTGCAAAGGCTTCACCCGCACCGCCCAAGATCGTCTTGAGATCCAGGCCGTTCTGTTTGAGGACCTGCATCTCCTCGGCGAAGTCGGCCGTCGTGCCAGGCAGCGCGTTGCCGAGCTTTACGGCCAGGGCCTCGGCACCGGCCATGTCCTGTGCGAGCTTGTTGAAATCGGTAGCGCCATCCTTGCCGGTCTGCGCGATCGTCGCTCGCAGATCCGTCATTACGCTTTGGTAATCAGCAGCGGTATCGATGCCGTTCTTGAGGAGCTTCAGGCCGGCTACGCCGAGTCCGCCGATGGCGAGATCGCGGTTCAGGTTTTTGCGGATCTTCTCGAAATCCGAGGCAAACTTTTCCCCATCCTTGCCGGTGGAGCGCAAGCGGGCTCCGAAGCGATCGAGACCGCCGGACGCCGCGTCCTTCAGCGTCAGCAGAATGGCTAATGTAAAGGCCTCAGATGCCATCTAATTACGCTCTTTTGCCAGCTCCTTCAGAGTTTTCGCGTACGTCAGAATTCGTCCCATCGGTAGATCCAGGATCTCGTTTTCCGACATCCCCGTTTCCCGACGAAGTATCAGCACCGCCTTCGCCATGCCGCTCTCCCGAAACTGCTTTTCCCTGGACTCGAAACATGGCCTCCGCCAACTGGCCACCGGTCCTTAACAAATAGAGATCTTCGGCATCCAGGCCGCTGAAGTTTGTGAGATCGATCGGACCGTCGACCGAAGCAGCTTCGTTTTCGGTGGAGATCCGCGTGATTCGTCGGCCGATCATGAAACATTCGCGGCCTGTTCCGGTCAGCCCGAGCGTGTCGGCCTCAGCCTCATCTCGGCCGGTCGGTATACGGTTCATCTCGACCACGTTGTACATCGTTCCGTCGTAGTCGAAACCGAAACGCAGCTGCACGACGTTGCCGGGCTTATAGTTCGCAGCCCGGCCGTCACGGCTAAGCTCGAAGAATTGGTCCACGCCGGCATTGAGGTCCTGCCGATCGATCGAATTGAGACCGAGCAATACGTCGAGCCCGACCGGCATGCGGAGCTTCCCGAACGACGTGATCACGCGCCGCCGAATAAGATCTGTGTATTGGGTGGGGTTCTGGCCCTGCGGGTCGCTGTCGAGGAGAATGAGGTCGCCGCACTTCAGACGCTTGCCAAACGTGACGTCCTTGTGGACGACGCCTTTCGCGTCGGTGTGGCCGAAGATGAGTATGATCTTGTGTTCGATTCCCATTTTTGAGTCCAAAAAGCACCGCGGGCGTAGCAGCGGACGCCAGCGGTGCTTTTCGTATCGCGGACCGGCAAGTGGATCGGTCCGAGAACCCTGATGAACTTATGATCGGGCTCGCTGCTCATGCCCGATCACGAGGCCCATTGGCCGCTTGGATCCTTAGCCGTCGGTATCGGCGATGATGTCGCTGGGCTGCAGCTCGACCATGAAGTAAGCTGCGTCAGCACCGTCGGCCTTGTTGTCGCCGGGCTTGTACGACTTAGGCACGCAGTCGATCAGCTCGTGGATCGAGTGCGGCGTAAAGCCGTCCTCGCGAAGCTGGATCACGCGGAACGATCGCTTCTCGGTCGTCAGCCCCTGCGAGTAGTCCTGGAAGTACCGGCTCAGCTCGCGGCCCGATGAGTTGATCGCGACGGCGTGCTTGATCGTGACCGGCTCGATCTTCGATTTGCCACGTGAATAGACCGGCAATGCCCGCGTGCCCACCTTGATCTCGACCGGCTCGTGCGTCAGCCCGACACCCGTGACTTCGGTGGCCTCGAGGGCGGCGACGCCGTCGAACTCGACAAGAAAATGTCCTGCATGTGTGCCTTGCATGATTAGTTAGTACCTCCATTCAAAACGCTGAGATCCTGGCCCAGCGGTACCGAGTCGATATTGATGATGACCTGCTCGGCGGTAGGGCTGAGCTTTACACCCATCTGGACATGAACGCGGCCCTGTGCCAACTCCTCAGGAGGGTTGTTCGACACGTCGGCCGTTACGACAAACGCCTCGGCCTCGGTCTTGCCGTAGAACGCTCCGTCGCGCCAGAGAGTCCGGAGGAAGTTCGCTCCCGAGGCCTTTAGATCGCGGAAGAGTCGACCGGTACCGTCAACGACCTGAAAAACCGCCCACGAATAGCCGATCCGGGCCGAGTAGTAGACAAGATTCAGCAGACGCCGCTCGTGGACGAATCGCACCCGCGTCTCCCCAGCTGGATAGAGCAGACGCTCGCCGTAGATCTTGATCCCCTCGGTGGTGATCGGTGCGATGACGTTGATCTGCTTTGCGTTCAGATTGCCGCGTGCCGCGTCGGTGAACATCGGCGAGCCGTCGGAGTTTCGCTCGACGTCGATCGCTCCGGGGACGCTAACGTTCGCCGGAGCTTTGTGAGTGCCCTGAGTGCGGTCGACCTGGGCACATGCGCCAAGGGCGAAGATCGACGGCGGATAGAACTTCGTATTGTTCACACCGTCCAGCCGCTGCATCTTGACCCACGGGTAGTAGAGGGCCGCAAAGAGCGATCGCCACGCAGCGGTATCGAGAGCGAGCATGCCGGCGACGTCCGTACCAAAGGGCGAATCGAGGATCGCCAGGCGGCTGTACGTCTCGGCGTGAGCCTTTAATGCCGCCAGCACCGCCGACGTCGTAATACCGGGAATCGAGACCTGCCCGCCGCCAAGGTTAGAGTCGGCAAAGGGCGTTAACGTGGCGGTATAGTTCGCGGCGCCAATACTCGCAAAGTCATCCGTGCCGCCGGTCAGGCTGGCCGCCGCGGCTACCGCGGGCAGATTGTTAGGTGCCGCCGTCGCCGAGCTGAGGTTCGTGAGATTCACGAGCTTCGATTTCTCGCTAATATCGGCGAGATCTGCGGTTGCAAGCGTCACGCTATCGAAGGTCTCGGTGATGTTGAGATAGACGGAAGTGAAGATTAGTTTGCGCGAATTCGCGGCCGTTCCCACCGCGACCTGGACCTTAATATCGACGTCCGACGATGGATACTTTGCGTCAACGCGGATCGTAGCGACCGGCGTGCCGGCACCGTCCATCAGGCTCTTCGTCCCGACTACAGGCGTCGGGCCGACGGCTCGCGAAATGACCGCCTGGGCGCCGCCGTAAAGCTGAAAGAAGACAAAGACCGCGTCCGCAAGATACGAGTTCGCATTGAACCCGCCGAACTTGCGGACAAACTCAAGCCAGCTGGAAATGATCACTGGGACGCCCACCGGGCCCCAAACGCCATAGCCGCCAAGGAACGCGGTTGACGATGGCTGCCGCTCGATCGGGCGGGCCACCTGACCTTGATTGACCAGGGCGGTAACGCCTGGAGTCGTTGTTTCAACTGTTAAGCTCATTTAGCTTCTCCCTTCTTGCCGCCGTCGGTCTTTTCCGGCTCGTCCTCGATGATCGTGATATGGCCACTTGCGGCCAGCCTTGCGGCGTCCTCATCGATGGACTTGACCCGCATCGTGCCGCCGGCTGCGAGCGATCGCTCGCCGAGCGTCAGCGGCTGGTTAAGATTGTTCTTGATCGTGACCATTTAACTTCCTCCAAAACTTGTGCCCGGCGTCGTCGGCGTCTCGGGCGAAACATCGGGGTTGGTGCTGCCAACGCCGAGGATAAGATCGGTAACCGGCGTGCCGGCTGTCGTGCGGTCCGGCGAGATCCAGTCGAATGACGTGTCGATGACAATCCCGTATGCGGTAATGTCGGGCAACTGGATCTGGATGTTCTCGATCGGCTCGAGCACCTGCGCATTCAGCAGGATCGGTTCGTCGACACCATCGACAACTTTTTTCAATCGAACGCCCGTCAGCGTGTCCCAGACGCTCGCGATCATCTTGTAGACCGGGCCTCTTCGTCTGGCTCTCTCCCCCTGCGGGTTGTTGTCAGCGACGATGACGGCAAAGCTGCAGTCGTGCCGGTAGTACAACGGCCTCCCGAGTACCGGTGGCGTCGGTGGAACTCGCTTACTTTCGCCGCCGGCGTACGACACCATGACGAAAGGGAATTGCAGCGTCTGTGAGCCGATCGCTCTTTTCAAATCCTCCGGACTGTTGAGTTGCCCGGAATACGTAGCGAACGACCTTGCGCCGATCGCTTTCAAAGGTATTGTCAAAGCTTGGAGGATCCCGTCCTCGATCCCGCCGGCGTAAAACTCAAAATCCAAATTCGGCGTCGGCATTCATCTAGCTCCGGACGTGCCGGCTGAAGATCCGCCCGATCGCGTCATAGTCCTCAGGATCCTGAAACATCATGAAAGGTCTCGCCGGCGTCTTGGAGTGGCCACGGCCCTCACCCTTTGGATAGCCAAAATGCTGACGTTTGGCTTGCACCATTCTGGTACCGATCTCAAGCTCGGTGGTGCGTATCCGCTTATCCATTGAGTTTTTAAGCCTAGCTGTGTCGATTAGCGGTTTAACACCGCCTCTTCCGCTTCCGCGTCTTCGTTGCCGGATCGTGCTGTCCGCGAGGCCTTCCCATTTCTTTGGTCGACCACTGGAGGTGAAGTTCCTCTGGATCGAGCCGATCATGTATGTACCGGAAGCCTTGAATGGCTTCTCGATCTCTCCTGAGATCCGGCTCTCCAGGCGGCTCACTCGCCGCATCAACCGGTCTAGACCTTCGATCCCTTGTCCCATGTTTCGTTACAGGCGATCGCGGCATTCGCGGTCATCATCGCCTCGCGGACCTTTCGGATGGCAGCGGTTTGATCGGCAGACG